AGCTACTACTCTACAAGAGATAGCTAAAAAGAAAAACCTTACCGATGATATGGTAAGGTCTTTAGATAATGCTGAGAGAGATATCTCAGTTATTAGAAATAAGGTTATCTGGAAATATATTAATGTACTTAAACTAGGAACTATTGTTTAGTAGCTTTCATGATATTAATATCAGCTTCTAATTTTTGAGTTAATTTAAGAACCTCTTTGGCAGTTTCTTGAATATCTTTTTGATTTTCTAATGCTATCTTAAGTAGTTCTTTTTGGTTTTCTAGTACTTGTTCTAGCTTTATTCCTGATTGAAGATCGTACTTAGTTTTTAGATCACTGTTAAATTCAGTTTTCATCCAGCTTAGTTTGGTTTCTAGTTCAGCTTTAACTACATGAGCGTTCTCAACTGATCTAAATTCAATATACCCTGCAACAGATCCGACACAGGCTATTACTGCTATCGTCCATTTAACCATATCTCTTGTAACTGAATTTGCTGTAACCATAAATTAACTCCATTCACCATCTACTTTTGTACTAGGTTTGGTATATTTATATATACCACTTTCCCTGCGATAGACGGTAGTTATTCTCCAAGTTCCATTATCTTTTATCCAAAGAAGTGTCGTGCCTACTAGTTCAGGAGTAGGTTGAGGTTGTGCAGTAGCTTCAATAGGTAAAGAACCTAATTCTTCCTGCGCTCCATCGAAAAATCTTCTACTAGTTGCCATAGTTTAATTAGGGTAAATCTGCGAAAGCAAAGATTATGGATCCGACACCTGTTCCTGTGGTGTTAGTTCCAGTTGCTATAATTGATAAATTTGTTTGTCTTGGAAGTTCTCCGGGGTAACCTATAAAATTCCCAGAAATCAAATCACATATGTGTGGACCATCTGTGTTATTAATAGGAACCATAAATAAAGGTTTAAATAATACTACCCCGAAATTTCCAGCAGTACCTGTAGTAGCCGCTACAGTTACAGACTGAACACTTCTAACTCCTGAATCTCCAGCCTGTAATGGAAATACCATAAACCTTCCGACTTCTCTCGTTCCTGTTCCACCAAAAACAACCGCAGGAGTAGTTCTACCTGATGTTCCTGATTCGTTAGTATAACTAACAGTTACTGTAGTGGCTGTAGATCCTATTTGAGTATATATTTCTAACCCTAACATTACATCGCGGCCATCTGTGTATCTAGGTAATGCTGCTGTTGGTAAATTTGTTGTCTGTGCTCCAGTACCTGTGGCGTTTAAACCTCCTTGGTGACTTAATCTATCTACGAAAATATAAGCTCCATGCATAAATCCACCAGTAGTAGGATTCATTCTTGCACCTATGACAGAATAAGTACCTACATTAGCATTAGATTGGAAAACATCAAATGGGTACTCTATGTTAGAAATATTTTCTGGATAACTACTAGCTGAAAGTGCTACTGCTGTTGTTGGAGTAGGATAAGCACTAGGAGCTAAAGCACTGTAATAAGAGCTTAGTCTAGTTACAGCACCTCTACCTGCGGTTATTAGTATTGCTGAGAACTTATCCTCTAGTAATTTTTCTTTATAAATTTCTAATGATGATATGATCATGCTTGCACCGTAGAAATTGCTCCAAAAAGTTCCGGGGCTGTAGTTGAGAAAGGCCAGAATAAAATACCTAAACAAGCTCCTGTTGGGATATTAGGCAGAGATGGTAACCCTGTTGTAAAGTCTCTCCAACCCATTCCTCCTGCATTACCAATAGGAATATATGCTACAGGTTTTCCTATAACTAAATTAAATGCTCCAGCAGTTCCAGTTGTTCCATCGAATTGAAATTTTACAATAGATCGTACTCCATGATCCGATCCAGATAATGAAAAGAATTGTGCTCTACTAGCTTCTCTAAAGTTAGTTCCCCCCATTGATGCTGTACCACTAGCAAGATTTCCGTCCTCATTTACATACTGTATGGTAATTGTTCTAGCCGTAGTACCTATCTGAGTTTCAATTTCATAAAATGCAAAATTACCTGCACCACTAACATTTCTAGTTATTGCGGGACTTGCTGGATCTCCTTGAACCGTAGTTATTGTTGTAGCTGTAGCGTTAAAATTACCCATCTGAAAAAGTCGATCATATAAGATAATTGCTCCAGCTTGGGTTCCTGCTGCTCCTACTTGTATAAGATATTTTTCAAATCCTGCTGAAGCATCGGATACTTTAAATGCACCAGTAGATGATGTGTACATTACTTCTGCTGTGCTTGGAAGAGTACCCGCAGTAGGGTTACCTTCATATCTCCAAAGAGTTGCCATTCTTCCTTGTGTGAGTGTTGGCGCAGTGGCTCCTGAAATTCTACCATTTTTAAAAAAGTATATAGTTTCAGGAGCACCCGAAGCACCTCCCGTAAACCTGTGAATTAAATCCGATAAGTCTTGTATTTGTCCCATATTTATTCCTTTTTATCATGCACTCATACTAAATGTATCTATAGTAGCATTACCATCACTTACATTTGTTATCGTTACTAGATCAGTTTCTCCTACTTCTCCAAAGGTGGATGCTCCAAAAACAACCCATTCATTGTTTCCTACACTAAAAGTTGATCCTGAAGAAAAATCATTTAATCCTGCTCCGTAAAGATCTAAAACATAAACTCCTTCATAATTTTGTTGAGTTGAAAAAACTCCAACATATAAAGTTCCAATAGATCCTGAGTAGGTTGCTTGTAATGTTATGCCTGTATTAATTCCAGTTATTTGTTTTTCTGTTAAGAAATAGCCTACGGGATCAGTATAAGTAACATTAGACCAATTAACAGCATTGGGAGTAACATCCGATGCTCCACCAGAGGTTTTCTTAGCTAACACACCAATCTTATTTGCCATTCCACCAAACATTAGAAGTTTTGACCTCCAACAAATCCGTACCAAGTAGTTCCATTATCGGGAGTTAGGAAACTTAAGATGTCTACTTTGTTATTAGTGCTAGTTAAAGTTGGTCCTGTACCACTAGGCCATTTTACAGATGCAGGCCAAGTAATCGTTCTAGCTGTGCCATCAGCGGTTAGAATTAATGTAAATCCTTGAGCTGTGTTAGCTCTTGATTCAACATTACTAATGGTTAAGGTGCTAATGTTAGAGTTTAAAGCCACCGTGAATACTTGAGAGTTATTTAAGTTAAGCGTAAGAGCACTAGCTGATATTGTTGGTGACGATTTACTTTCCGAATAGTCTGTAAGTTTTATAGAACTTAGATCACCATTAGTGGCAGACAAATTAGTTGCAGATACAGATGGAACTTGTAAAGCTACTACATCTGTTTGTAAATATATATCACCGTCTGATCCACCTGATGGAGCACCACTACCATAAGTGTATGCAAACAATGCAGCAGATGCAGTCCAAACAGAACCATTGTACATTAGTGCTTGTCCTGCTGTAGGAACTAATGTGGCTGATAATGGGGATGCTCTTAGAGAGGATGCATCTGCTATTCCACCACCTCCACCACCAAATGTAGAAGATGGTATTATTGTGTAATACGAATTTGTTGTATCCCAAGCTAATATATCACCATCAGAAAGTGGAACTGATCCTACATCAATAGGATATCCGTTTAATGATGATGCATCCGACTGTGGTAAGTTTAGGTAGTTTGTAGCGGATACAGAAACTGCTTCTATAGAAGTAGTGCTTATTAATGGAGTTCTTACTGTTACACTTGTGGAAGCTATTTCAACTAGCTTATCCGCAGTAACAATAGAAGATACCGTTTTTGATGGGACTACTATACTTAAAGTTTGTCCGCTCTTAGCACCAAGATAACTATCTCCTGCGCTTGTCTGAGCGACAATATAGTTTGCTCTTGGATCAGCATAATTGTTTGTTGCTATGTAGTATGCACTTGCAGCAGTATCTGTATAAATGGCTGCTCTGCCCGAACGCAGGAATATGTTACCACTTCCGTTAGCAACATTCATAGTTCCGTTAGTAGCTACAATACCATTAACAGAACTAAGTGTAATATTTCCAGCAGGATTTATTATGTATCCAGTTGCACCGTCAACATAAATAGCTTCGGCAGCAGACACTATCGTAGCTGATACAGACCCAAACTTACCTTGTCCAGAAACATTGACAGCTTGCACATTTGTAAATGTACTTGTAGCTGTGCTGTAACTAATCAAATCACCGTTAAGTAAACTTGAAGTTAAATCAAATCCAGCAATATCATTAACATGGATTGGGTTTTCTACATCTATCAGAATAGAACCATTTATAGCTTGTTTTCTAGTTACTATTCCTAAGAATACTTCATCATATGGAGAAGAAGGTTTTACATTAGTGAATCCACCACTTGGAGCTAAATATAGTTGATCTCCTTCATTAAATGCATTTGTATCAAATTTGTATAGTGTTCCCTTAGTAAGAACATGGCCGAATTCCCCGTCTGGAATGCTATGCTCTACTACACCGATGCACTTAGATAGACTACCGTTTGGAGCTTCAGGTACATGGTCATTAGCTGCCGATACCGCTCCGATTAAAACATTGTCTCCCGTAGCTCCGGTCACTCTTACAGGAGTTCCTTTAGTTAGAGTAGATCCAGTGCTATTTTTGGCTACTACTACAACACCATAAGCTCTGTCGTAATCTAAAGAGTACCAATTAGTTCCGTTAGATATTACTGTAACGGATTCAGTTGGATCGTATAGACGAACTGTTTGAGTTGCAGTTTGTAATGTTGTACCTGACAATGTAACTGATCTATAAGATCCACCATCATCAACCTTAGATACCGTTATTTGTTTACTTGTCCAAGCAGAAGCATCAGGTAGATAAAGTGTTACACTGGTAGTTGTAGTATTTACTAAGTAGAGATCGTAATCTCCACCCATGTTAACAGTTGTAGTTGTTGCGCTATCAACTGCTGATACATAAGGTCTAACATTTAAATAAGTAGTGGCTGATACTGTCGATGCTGTTAAGGTACTTACCGCAACAGATATAGAACTAAGTGATGCTGGAAGGTTTAGATAATTTGTGGCTGATACATTAGTTGCGTATACATTGCTTGCAGTTAGTGTTTGTACTACTCGTAAATCATCTTCTATGTAGGTGTTACCTTCTACATACAGAACTGTGTTTAGAGGAATTGACGGAAGTGTAGATGATGTTACATACAGTGATGATCTAGATGTAATATTGCTTTGTATTGTTAGATTGGTTCCACTTAATGTTACGCCATAAAGATTTCCTAACGATTGAATATTTCCTGCAACAACTTCACCGTTTAGTGCAGATAAGCTACCATCACCTATGCTTATGTTATTTCCTACAGTTAGATTATTGTTGACTGTAATGTTTGAAGATACAATTAAACTACTACCATCAGAAGATGTAATCCCTGATCCTTCAAACAAACCACCTGATCCATCTGAAAATACAGCAAACAGTGATTTATCTACAAAATTGTCAATTCCCGCACCTGCGCCTGCTGCTGCCCAATAAGCTCCTGTCGCAGGGCCTCCCCATTTTAAAACATGGCCTATTGTTTGAGATGTTGGGTTTTCAATTGGATACCCATGAATTCTGTCATTTGGTCCTGCTGGAGTATGGACCCATGTATAATTTTCACTAGTACTTGGCTCACTAACAGCTAAAGGTGTTATTGGGAATGTGAAATAATCACCACCATCTGTGCCCGTACCTGTTATTTTTAATTTTATATATTTACCAGCAGATATATTTCTTCCTACAAGTTCATCACCAGCCTTAAAGTAATTAAAATAAGTTGATTGATCAACATTTACGAAATCTTCTTGATTAAGATAAAGAATAGTAGAATTAGCTAATGATGTAGCATCATACCCAAAATAACCATTTGTATTTGTAGCAAGACTGTTGTTAAACCTGTATACAAAACCACCATCGGTTCCAGTACCCCCAGTTGCCCCTGTAGGACCAGTTGGGCCTGTAGCACCTGTTGCTCCTGTTGCTCCTGTTGCTCCTGCACCAGTAGGTCCAGTAGCTCCTGTAGCTCCTGTAGCACCAGTTCTGCCAGTTGGTCCTGTCGCTCCTGTTCCAGCAGGGCCGATAGATCCTGTTGCTCCTGTTGCTCCAGTATTTCCTGTAGACCCTTTAACAAGTCCTACTGTTTGAGTTGTAGCATCAGTATATTCAAATACTAAAATACCAGTAGGTGATATTGTTGCACTAGACAAACCTCTACCGGGTCCTGTGGCTCCCGTAGCTCCTGTTGAACCTGTAGATCCTCTTTCACCCGTAGTTCCTGTGGACCCTGTAGCTCCTGTTGCACCAGTTGATCCACGAACATTTCCTACAGATGCAGTGACACCATCTGTATATTCAAATATTAAAACTCCTGTAGGAGATATTGTGGCAGATGTTAGACCTCTTCCCGTAGCTCCAGTGGGTCCCGTAGATCCTGTTGATCCTCTTTCACCCGTAGCACCTGTAGCACCAGTTCTTCCTGTAGCTCCTGTATCACCTGTAGATCCTGTGCTTCCTGTAGCTCCTCTTGGTCCAGTATCTCCTGTAGAACCTGTAGCCCCAGTAGCTCCGGTTGGGCCAGTTGAACCAGTTGCGCCTCTAGCTGAGTTTCTAGTAAAAGATCCATATAATATATCACCATTAGAAGGTAACACATTACCATATACATTTACAACAGGAACTTCTAGCCAACCTCCTATGCTAAAATTAATTCCACCATTTATACCAAAAACATTATAAGTTGCAGGAGAAGAATCATTATTTACAAGGGTAAAATATCCTCTAGGGCTTTGACTATTAATAGAATCATCCCAAGTTAATATAAAATCTCCAATATATGCATCGTCAAAAGTTGATTGGTTTATATATATGTTACCCGTTGCATTTAATGTTGTGGCTATAGTTGTAGCACTGTATCTAAAGTAACCTGTAGGTAATGCGGTTTGACCGAGAGTTCCGGGAGGTACTGTTGTAGTAGAATCATATTTATATTTTAATCCAGAATCCCTACCTGTAGGTCCTGTTGCACCTGTACCCCCAGTAATTCCTGTGCTACCTGTAGAGCCTCTTTCACCTGCTGGACCTGTACCGCCTGTAGATCCTGTAGCTCCTGTATTACCAACAACACGACCAACAACTTGTGTGCTGCTATCGGTATACTCAAATACTAATACTCCTGTAGGGGAGATTGTAGCAGATGTTATACCTCTTCCAGTAGGTCCAGTAGCTCCTGTAGCTCCTGTAGATCCAGTCGAACCTGTGCTTCCGGTTGTACCTGTTGATCCTCGTTCACCAGCAGATCCAGTTGGTCCAGTAGGTCCGGTAGCCCCTGTATTACCAACAACGCGACCTATAATTTGTGTGACACCATCTGTATACTCAAATACCAATATTCCAGTTGGTGATATTGTGGCAGAGGTTAATCCTCTACCCGTAGGTCCAGTAGATCCGGTTGATCCTGTACCTCCTGTACTGCCTGTGCTACCTGTTGATCCCCGATCACCAGCAGATCCGGTAGGTCCAGTTGGCCCTGTGGCTCCTGTATTACCAACAACACGACCTACTATTTGTGTAACACCATCAGTGTATTCAAATATCAGTATTCCTGTAGGAGATATTGTTGCGGAAGTTAAACCTCTACCTGTTGGCCCTGTAGATCCTGTTGATCCTCTTTCGCCTGTAGAACCTGTTGGACCTGTACCTCCTGTAGCTCCTGTACCACCAACTACAGGTCCAACTATTCCTGTGTACCCATCTGTATATTCAAAAATCAATATTCCTGTAGGAGATATTGTAGCACTAGATAAACCTCTACCCGTTGGACCAGTTGGTCCTGTATTTCCAGTACTTCCTGTAGATCCGGTAGAGCCTGTGCTTCCTGTGGAACCTCTAGATCCTGTCGCTCCTGTAGATCCAGTAGCTCCATCTTGTCCTATTACAACAAAATTAACACAAATATCACCAAGGCTAAAAGCTGTACCGCTTCTTGCAATAACTTCAACGGGGAAACTTACATATTTATCTGGAGATGTTGTATGCGCGGGAGTTCCAGTAACTTCATAGCAAATTTTAGCCTCGCTATTAACTTTGCTGATTACCCAAATTTGATCTCCAATTTTATAATCTACTAACAAGGAGGATACATTTATTCCCGTACCGCCTTTAGCTACATCATTTAGTATGAAGGTTCCTGTTGTTCCTTCATTACCTAAAACTAAAGATACTCCATACTGAAGTGTATAAGATACCCCGTATTCGTAAACTAATCCCGGACATATAATATCACCAGTTGGACCTGTAGGGCCTGTAGCTCCAGTAGTTCCATTATCCCCGGGTTCTCCTGTTGGACCTGTAGGACCAGTTGATCCTGTTTCCCCCCGCTCTCCAGTAGGTCCAGTAGGCCCAGTACCGCCTGTTGGTCCCGTAGCTCCAGTAGCTCCAGCAGGACCAATAGGACCTGTTGCACCCGGAGGACACTCTAAACAAGTGCCATCAAAAGTAATTGATATTGTGCTAGGACACCAAGATGTTCCATTAAATACTAATGCTTGTCCCGGATTTGGTGTAGCAGTACAAACATCATTACCTTGTAATGAACTAGCATCGGCTTGACCAGTAAAAGTTCCTCCCGTTACATCTAAGTATTGGGCTGGAATTTTGTATCCAACCTGTATTTCTTTTAGGCCGGATACATCACCATTTGAATCCCTACCTAGTCCTATCGGGAGAAAATCTACCATATAAAATTAAACACCTTTATTTAAATCACTTAAATCTATCTTCTTTTTTCTCTAACTTTTTTTGCTTTTTGCTAATTTCCGATTCTTTTTCTTCTACTTCATCTTCGTCATCGTGAAGTTCGTCATGCTCATCTTCTAGGTCTTCTTCTTCGGCCTCTAGCTCTTCTTGCTCGGCATCAATTTCATCGGGCATTTCTTCCTCTTCTTCGCCACCACCTATTTCACTTTTAAGTGATGCAATTAAACTTTCGAGTTCGGACATCTTAGCTAGAACTTCTTCTTCTGAAGGTTCGATATCTTCTGGAGCCATGGCAGATTCTTCATCTCCCATTTCTTCTTCTCCAGCCATCGCGTCTTCTTCGCCCATTTCTTCATCTTCCATGCCGCCCATGGATTCTGCACCTTCTTCATCATCTTCAGGTGTTAATGCTGGTGCAGCCACATCATCATCTTCCATACCAGAGGCTGCTGGAACTGCATCAGGAGCCATTTCTGGCTCTTCTTCAGGCGAAGCCATAGGTGATTGAGCAGGAGCTTGTTGCATTGAAGCTGCTGCTGCACCCGCGCCAGTTCCCTTAATCATTCTTAAAATACCACCAACTTTATCTAAATCTGATGCTATCTTTTCAAAATCAAGATAGTTGTTTAAACTTTCATTGATTACAAGATCATCATATCCAGCAGCGATAAATACTTCTTGAATAACTTCGTTGCAGTCGATAGCCTCTACACCGTTTTTAGCTGACAATGATTCAGCCAAGGATAGCAAGACATCGCGCTGAACAGATTTTTTAGGTGAGATTTTTGCTAATGATTCAAAGATTACTGATTGTGTGCTTAACAATCCTTTGAATGTTGCGGGGTCCTTTAGATTTTGAACATTGATTCCGTATCTTTCGTTTAGATAAGAAATTAGTTCCATCTTTATTGGTTTCTTCATTTCAAAAACTAAAGACGCAAACTGTTGAATATCAGTTAGATTAATGTCTTTAACCTTGTTTAGGTTCAATGCATTTTTGAATGTTTCTGTTAATTGTTTTTTACTTGCAAGGCTTAGATACGGCACTTGCTTTATAGCTTCTGAAAGTGCTACGGCAACAGTCTTCTCATCAGAATAAATCAATCCAGCTAAATTCTGTATTTTTTCATTTGATGCCCAAATCGTATCAAAGTTAGCTTTGTGCTCTAGTAGTTCTTTCTTAATCAACTCGTGACGGCAAATCATTTCATAGACGGACTTATCTGATGTAGGAGAAACAACAAAAGACCCGTCTTCTTGGAGAGAATCGTAATCAACTTTTGCTAAATCAAATGCTTCTGATATTGTCTGAGATAACCGAACCGCGCTTCTGATCTCTGATATCTTAGAGATTTTATTCTTATGCATTCTAAGATATTCTACTAATTTAGGAGCAATCTCTAGGAAATTTTGGAACTCTTGGCTTTCTATGATTTGAGTAGACTCATTAAATTTTAATGACTTCTCTTCTAACTTATTCTTAATGTTCTTGAACTTTAATCTTGATTCCCATAAATAGAGCAAGTCATCGAAAGATGACTTGGCTTTTTTGTGAGAGTCTTCATAGATGTTCTTAACAAATCCAGATATCTTAGAATTAACTAAGGACTCGAATTTATTTTCATCTGTGAATTCGCTAACATCTTCAACCACAATATCGTGTAGAGCTAGTCTCTTATCTATCTCGTATGTTCCTGCTACTACCTTGTTAGATTCGGTAACAAAGCAGACAGTTTTTTCTTCTACATCAATTTTAAATATTGATACATTTTCACGAAGTGAGCGACCCAAATAATCGCCCAACTTAATTAATTCAGAAACAGTTCTATTGCGGTTTTCAAATAAGTTATCAAACATAGATTCTCCTAAGATATTATAATCTATCAATTTATATATAGTTCACTATTTATCCAAGTTTTTTAACTTTGTGTTATATTTTTTAATAATTCTATCAAAAACCATAGCTTTTTGTACATTTTCGTTTATAAAGCTACTTTTTTTATAATTATTTAGTAAATCTAACGCTTCTTGGGGTGGAGCTGTTGGTGGTATATTCTCTTCGCCCTCTATGCCATTAGGGGGTGTAGATCCATCAGGGGGCATTGGAGGAGCTTCACCAGCAGGGGGTGCTCCACCGGGCATTGATGGCTGCATGGCTGCTTGCTGTACCATTTGCTGTTGCATTGCCTCCTCCTGCTGCTTAGACAACTCTTCCTTCATTTGTTTAATTTCATTCTGAGACATATCAAAGTATTCTTTATAAATATAATCATCTGAGAATAACATTAAACCTTTAACGGCTTGAACAACACGGGTCTTCTGCTCATCGACATCTAACCTACGCTTGGTAAACATGTCAGATGGGTCAGGCATTAAAATCTGCACAGAGTTAATTTCAGACTGTGGATACCCCAAAATAGCTAAATGGCGTTTTGCTATGGTTTCTAATCCAATTTCAACTTCATGCTGAACACGCATGATAGTTCTAGCAAATTTAACATCTAACTGAGATAGGTTGGCCTTACGCTCAGGAGATTTGTCTGCTTCTACTACATAATCCTTTGGAATTTTTAGACAGGCAAGTAATTTATCTCTAAAGTACTTAACATCGTCAACTTTGTCTAAGTTTTCAGCACCTCGCAGGGTATCAATTTTTGTTTCATTATTTCCACGGTGAGGAACGAAATAATCTTCATCCAATGACATTGGGTTAAGTTTTTCGTTTATGTTACCTGTTTGGGAATCAAAGAATTTTTCTTTCTTAAACTTCTGCTTGAGCTTCTCCATGAATGCCTCTGCCTTACCAGTAGGAAGGTTTCCAACATTTACATAGAATATTCTGCGTTCGGGTGCGCGTGAGAGGCGGTAAATTAACATTGCGTCTTCCATTAGTTTTAGTGAACGGAAAACACGAATAGCAAATGCACCTATTGATTTACCATATGGATAATATTTAGGGTCTGATGTATGGAGACGGAAGTGAACAATTTGATTTTTATCCAACCCGATGTAAGAACTCTTTTCCATCGTCGTAGATTGATAACCAAATGAATTCCAAGAACCCATGTTCTTCTGTGGGATTTCTTGCAGGAAGTCTGTCAAGTATCCATACTCGTTTTCAACACGAATTAAATAGTTCGGGTTTAATATCTTAATTCTCTGTACACCTGCTTTTGGATTATTTAAATCCATCACAAGTTCAATAAAACAATCGCCATACTTTACCATGTTGCGAGTAATGTCCCAATAATGACGATCTAATTTTATAGTATCAAATAGTTGTTCTACTCTGCGTCTAGTAGTTTCTGAATTAGCCTTAACAGCCCATCTTTGATTGTGGCTATCCCGCTGGGTACAATCATCAGCATAAATATCAAACGCAGCACCTATCTCAGGATATTCATCCATTGATTCAAATTGAGAATACCGATTCTTACGGTTCATCTCAAGTTCAGGAATAAATGGAGATCTAATTACAGTTGGTGACCCGCCCGGTTTTTGATATACAACATCAGGGTTAACAATCGTATCTCCTGCCATCGGGTGTATCGGCGTAGGTTCATTAGTACTTTGCTGCGCCATGGCAGGCTGCGCTTTAGTAGCAAAATAACGACTCCACCACTTACCGAATACTCCTAGTGGGTTAAACCAAGGTGTTGCTGCTGCGGAAGAGTTTGGATTACCAAACGCTGTCTCGCCCATCTCATTTATTTCTCTTTGCCTAGAATCCATTTAATTTCCTCCATGGGTATATTTTTATATGTATCGGCTGCAAATGCTTTTCTGGTGTCCATAGTTAATGGTTCAGGAGCATTCGTTCTATTCTGCATCAACATATTAGGTGAATTTTTGGATACTTGATTGTAACCAATAATTGCTAACTTTAGTGCAGAGATTAAATCATCATGATTACCTTTTGCAGCCTCTATTCTTCCCTTCTCGTTTATCTCAAAGGAAAGTAATTCTTTTACTAATCTATCTGAATTAACAGTAACTCGTCTGTTTCTAATTGCTTCTTCCATATCAGACAGATAAACTTCGTTATTTGTGGATGTAATGTTAATACCTAGATCACCACGATCATCCATCCACAAGTTTTCGTATTCTTGCCGCTCAAACAATTCAATCACTAAGTTTGCGCCGATGCCATTGCGTTCAGGCACAATCTTACACATATTGTAGTAAATCCCCTCGCGTGCGACTATCTCTGCAAACTCATTGATTGGGGTTTTGTTAGAATAAAATTCAGCTACTTGTTCGCCATTGTATGCGTTAATAATAACAAACGAAGAATAATCTAACTCTCGTCCGAGAGCAGTGTCCACACCCATAACATACTCATGGTAAGGAACAGGCTCTTTCCAAATTCGCATACGGCCTTGATATTTTGTATCATATTTATAACTAACATTCTCGTGTAAGAACTGTAAAGATTCACCGTCAATGTAAGTAGATCCAGTACCTAGGAATTCCTTCTCATACTCCTGTCTCCAACGCTTTAGGCCAATGTTTTTCTTGGTGATTTCCTCAAAACGATTAACATCGTACTTCTTATCCTTCTCACGAATGAACTCGTACAACCACTCATACTTTTCATTATATTTATATTGAGGATGTTCCCACCAATCAATATCTATAAGGTTGAATTCGTTTCGTCCTGCTCTAGCTTCCTGATAAGTATTAAAATACCAATTACCCATGCCATTAACGGTAGATAACACAAATACACGACCACCTGTAGAAATGATTGGATAAACTGCTGCCCAAATGTCATCAATGTGTTCAATGAATGCCGCCTCGTCGATCATCAAGAAATAAGAAGCTAGTG